AAGCGACATGAACTTTAGTTCCCCCCCCCTATTCCGCCGGGGCAGGCGGAGCCCGTCCGGCAGGACTCCGTCTGAAAGACGCCCGCCGGCGAGGCACATGCGCGTCAGCGCAAAAAAAAAAATCAATTCAGTCATAAAATAAAAAGTGTGCCGATTGTGCCAATCTCTCTATAAAAAGAATAGTACATATTCTTTCAATGTTACAACGTCGAAGACTGCCTTAAAGAATATGCCCTTGGGATGGTGCGGATATTTAAAATTCCATTTTACTGCACCACTCCTCAACAGAATATAGCTTAGTGCTATAATTCTTATCTATATGCCAGATCATCCAACGATCTGTAGACATTAGATCAAACTCAGGTAGCATGTTAGTAAAAACAAAAATACGTGGTCTGTCGAATCGTACTTTTTTAGCCTGATATCTTTTATCATAAGCTACACCGTTTTTTAACACTTCTACCCCACTATAAAATTCACCTAGCTTATCTTTCTTCATGCCACGGGGAAGATCAATAATATAAGCTTGTTTTATAGGGCGGGTGCACACCCATTGAAATATGTCTTCCATATTTCGATATGGGGGCACTTCTTCAGCAATGCCCTCGTACTCGAGGGATTCACTGAGAAGTGACTTGCCCGAATTACCAATTTCATCATAGATCAGATCTATCTGTCTCATGTGGAATTGTGTACACTCATACTTAATCATATTTTGATATGGGCGAAGCTTCCAATCATTAAATAGTTTAAGTTGCCTAGTTAAGGGTGGAGGCTCAGGATTTAGTAAATCTGACCAGGGACCCTTAATACGTGTATCATCTTTCATTACATAAAATGCTTTGCCTTTTGTGAAATCAGATGCTACACCATCCTCGGAGTCATTACTTGTAATACTCCATGAACTATTTGGAATCCACAGATTACCAATTTTAGACCGTTTCTTCATCTCGGATAATCTCATTCTCCCGATTAATGAAACTCGTATCTGATAGTGTTTATAACCGCTATCTTTTCCTTCTTCTAATTGGAAAACCCACTTCTTCGCAAACTTGCGGAGTATAACCATCAAATCTTTCTCGTCAGGGAAACTGTCATAAGGACATGTAATATCCCAAATTGCAACAGGATTATTTGGCGATTTTGTCATTTATATATATAATAAAATATAATACTTAAGTAAAAATAAAAAGTTAAATATTGAGTGATAATGATAGATATTTAAAGATATAATAATATATGGATAGTTTTTGAAAAAAATATCTTAACATATTAATATATGCCAGCTCGCCGAGGTTACAGAAGAACCTATCGACCCAGAAGACGTAGACTTATGAATGTAGAAAAAGTAGCTAAAGATGTAGCTAACTTACAAGCAGGCAATGCAATTGCTGATGCTTTTAAAAATCCCCGTGTAAGGTCTAAACTTGTAAAAGCTTTAAAAAACACAGGAGCTAGAACTAGATCATATAAAAAATTTCCAACTAAAGGTGGTAAGACTCAAAGAAATAAAGGTTTCTTTAGTAAATCCAATAAACGCCGGTATATGTACGGTAAAGGATCCGCTCAAAGATTGAAAGGTCTCAATAGTGGACATCAACATAAATTTAAACAGCATGTAACAGGTATAATAATTCCACGATCTCATGAAATGGGATTATTAAAAAAAGCATTAAAGCCTTATCAATTATCAGAATTGAAATACTACCCACATCCAATACAACAAAAAATATTATTGCTTGGTAATGCAAGTATAATTACAGGTTCAGATAATTTAGTATCTGATAAAGTCGATTATGAAGACTTCCCAACTACAAATGATAAAAACTTAATAGCTAGTATGTATTACCCTATTACGGGTCCCGCTTCTTTTAGTGGGATTCATTCGTTCACACGGATGCAGGTAGATGCAAACTCAGAGGGTTTCTCTAAAGTTTCTGTTCTTGGTAGACAGAATAGATGCGATGACGCATTAAAATTAGATATGACATCTGATAGTACTAGAACTACTAGTATAAATAACTTCGTAGCAAAACCTGATAGCATATTAACAGGTGCCTTCATTAAATTAACAGCTCAAGCTAATAGAAATTATGCTTGTAAAATAACTATAACATTAGTCAGGATGTCTAATCCGGCTGATGTAGTAAGCAATCAAGGTATAACTAATTCAGAATTAGTTGAATGTACAAATCATATGACACATATTGATTATGATACATCTGAAATTATATTTCAGCAATCAAAAATACTTCAACCATGTAAAAGTAATAAATTCGTAACAGAAAATTTTGATCTCGGATTTACTGGTTACTATAAACTAACTAAAGCATTCAAAGATGAAACTGCTAATCAATTAGCAGTGGATCAAGGCGTAGCCTTCAAATATGGACAACAGGCAAAAGCTAAAGTTGCCGGTTCATTTTTATCTCAAAATAATTTATCTAATAGATTAGTTTTGTTCATTAAATGCAAACGTCTAGGAAATACTCAAATTGGTATGGCTACTCAAACTAAAGAGTTCGTAGAAGTAGGTATAACTAAAACAATAGGTGTAAACCAACCATATAATCAAGAAGATGAAGATTCATTTATGAGTAATGTAACTGGTCATAATGGAGTTCTTCCAACTGATAACTACATAGGAGATATCTTAACTTCAGGTTCATTTAGAGCAAAGGCTGAACTAACCCTTAACTATAGAGTAAGAGATGGTGTAAGAAATATACCAATCTATATTAACTCCGCTGCTAATAACGGTAAGACTCAAATACTTCATGCAAGCCCGTATGATAGTAATTATGGTACATTAAATGCAACATTAAATGCTACCGATTAAAAAAAAAATACTCATAAATAATATAATATTAACAAATCCTTAAACCAAAATAATTAATAATTCCGTAACTTATTAATAAAAATAACTTAAGGTTATAATATATGGAAAACAATAATAAAATGTGCGCATGTATATTTAATTGGATATGCGATGTTTTTCAAACAAAAAATAATATGAATAATAAAGTAAAAAGTAAAGAAATAAAAAATAATGAAATAAAATTTCAAGAAAAAGAAAAAGTATTAAGAAAAATACTTAACAAATAATAATAACAAATTCTTAAGTACTATTATAAATTTAATAATACTTAAGGAAAATAAAATAAAAACCGGAAGCGCGAACGCGAGTTCGCAAGACCATCCGGAGGATCTCACGCGTAGCGTGTCTGCGAAGCAGTCGCCGGAGGCGAAGGAGTGAAGCGACATGAACTTTAGTTCCCCCCCCCTATTCCGCCGGGGCAGGCGGAGCCCGTCCGGCAGGACTCCGTCTGAAAGACGCCCGCCGGCGAGGCACATGCGCGTCAGCGCAAAAAAAAAAAT